TCTTGTCGAAGTCAAAGTCGGAGACGAAACCAATCAGGTATCTGTAAAAGAACTCACTAGATTATATGGTCAGGAGAAAGCACTCACCCAAAAGTCTCAACAACTTAGTTCCCAGAAAAAGCAGATAGAGCAAGAAGGACTTAAATATGCAAATGCTTTGGAAACTTTAGTTAAACGAGCAGAAGACAAATGGAAACCATACTCAGAAGTTGATTACTTAGTTGCATCTAAAAAGATGGAAGCTAATGAATTTCAACAATTGAGAACTGAAGCCAACTCTGCTTATGAGGATTATAAATTTCTTACAGAAGAAGCTGACAACTTTGCAAAGCAGCTTAAAGAACAACAGGAAACTCAATTAAAAGAACAGGCAAAAGAAACAATTAAAATTCTTGAGCGTGACATTCCTAACTGGAATAATGAGTTATATAATAATGTTCGTTCTTATGCAGTTGCAGAGGGTATGGACAAAGCAATTGTCGACCAAATAGTAGACCCTGTTGCAATAAAATTAATCCACAAAAGTAGACTTTACGACGAAGCTAAAAAGAAAGCTTCTATCAAAAAGAAAGCTAAACCTACAACTAAAGTTTTAAAAAAATCTGTAAGTACAGATGCAATCAAAGAAGATGCAAAAAGACAAAAGAAAACTACCAATGCCAAGAGAATATCTAAGGCTGGTAATGACTTTGAATTAGTCGCTGATGCTCTAATGGAAAGATGGGAAAATTAACACTTATAGCCTTAAGGGAGATTTTTAACTATGGCTCAATTTACCTCATATGACACCGTTGGTGCAAAGGAAGATGTTAGTGATATCATTACTAATATTACTCCAACCGATACACCTTTCACTTCTTCTATAAGAACTGAAAAGGTCAATGCTAGAACATTTTCTTTCCAAGAAGATACACTAGCAGCTGCTGCTGATAATAAGCTCGTTGAGGGAGCAACTTTATCAGAAGCTACAAGAAGTCCTACTTCTTTACTTTCTAACGTAACTCAAATTTTATCTAAAACCTTTCAAGTGTCTGCAACTGCGGACGCCATTGCTACATATGGCAGAGCGAAAGAAACCGCCTACCAATTAGCAAAGGTCTTAGCTGAGATTAAGAGAGACTTAGAATTTGCTTATGTTGGACAGGATAATGCAAGTGTTGCTGGAAACAGCTCAACTGCAAGAGAGATGAATAGTTTCTCACAATTTATCCATGCTGATGTAAGTACTACAACTGACTCTGACGCAGGTACTGGTGGAAACCAAGCTGGTCCGATTACTGAAGCTAACTTACTTACTACTTCAGAAGCTCTATATAACCATGGTGGTTTACCTACTATGCTTATGGTTTCTCCAAGTAAAGCTCAAACTATTGCTGGTTTCGCAACTGCAACAGGTAGAGAAAGAGACTTTGGTACTGGAACTACACTCGTCAATGTCGTTGATGTAATGGTAACTCCTTACAATACAATGAAGTTGGTTTTGAACAGACATATGCTCACTGATAGAGTATTTCTAATCGACCCAACTTATGTAAGAAGTATGGTTCTTAGACCTTTTGCCAGAACACTTTTAGCGAAGACTTCTGATTCAGACGTGCATAGCGTTGTGGGTGAATACTCGTTGAAAGTTATGAACGGAAGAAGCCAAGGTCAGGTTACAAACCTAACCGGGTAACTAATAAGGTGGCATCCAAGGTTTTTGCCCTCTCCTCCCTTGGATGTCACCTATAACTTTATGAGGGAATAATATGAAAGATATTAATTGGCGTTTAGGTAATAACGTCGACGGCTTATTTGTTAAAAAGCAGCAAGACATTCCTGATGACTTTTTAACTGCAAACAAAAATGCAAGAATAGAAAGCTCAAATTCCAAAATGGGCAACTATCATAGACTAGCATCCATACCAGTCATTGTAGCTGATAAATGGATGAAAGAAGGTTTCAATATCTATGATGGTTCAGTAACTCCACAAGACATAATCAAGAAATTAAAGTCTGAAAATTTAGAAGCCTTTTTAACCAGCAATAAGAGTATATAATTATGAATAAGAGTGAACTTAGAAATCACATTAAAGAAGTGCTTAACAGAAGTGATTTGTCAGACACTCTTGCAAATACCTTTATTGACCACACTTTAAGCCGGGTACAAAGAATATTAAGAATACCGAGTATGGAAAGAACTGCTACTCAAACTGTTAGTGGTGGTTATGATGGCTTTGTTATTCCAAATAGTTTTCTTGAATTAATTTCTATTCGTTCTCAAGGTAATCAAGCCTGTACAAAAATTGAATATACTGACTTTATAGCGTTGGCCAATGTAACAGGAACACCTACAAAATTTACAAGAGAACCTGCTACAAATAGACTTTTACTACATCCAATTCCAAGTTCAGGAACTGTTTTAGAATTAAAATATTATGGTGAACTTACTGCCTTAGATACAGATACATCAACTAATGAAATCTCTGATATTGCAGAAGACTTAATTGTGTATGGCGCACTAAGTTATGCTGCTGATTATTTTATTGATGAACGTAAACAACTCTTTGAAAGTTCATTTCAAAATTACTTAACTGAATTGCAATCACAGAAAGTAGACGAAGCTTTCGGAGGAGCAAATTTATCCATAAGTGGTGCATATCAATACACGGATTATCAACCTAATGAGTAAATCATCTTTTTATAATACTACAGCTACTGCTGATGAAATGGTATCTGTTGCAACTTCAGCTTCTAACGCATCTGATAGTGCAACCCAATCAGCTGCAAGTGCATCTCAATCTGCTACTTCAGCAGCCAGTGCATTGTCTCATAAAAATGATGCTGAAACAGCTAAGACTGCATCCGAAGCTGCTCGTGATGCAAGTGTTGTAGCAAAGACTGCATCTGAAACTGCAAAGACTGCTTCAGAAAGTGCTAGAGATACAGCAAGTACTCATGCATCTACAGCAACAACAAAAGCTTCAGAAGCTGCAACTTCTGCACAATTAGCTGATGACTATGCAGTAAAAGTTAATGGTGTTGTTACAGGTTCTGATTACTCATCTAAAGCTCATGCAGTTGGTGGAACTGGAATTGATACAGGAGTTGGTTCTGCTAAAGACTGGGCAATAAAAACAACTGGTACAGTTGGTAATTCTTCAGACTATTCTGCTAAATATTATGCAACCTCTGGAAATGTTGGAGCAGTTGCAGGAGCATTAACAAACATAAATAATGTTGCAGGCGCTCTAACAAATATTAATACAGTTGCAGGTGATACTAGTGATATTGGAACTCTAGCTGGTCTATCTACTCAACTTGGATTATTGGGAACAACTGATGCAGTAAGTGATATGAACGCACTTGCAAATATAACAAGTGACGTTTCTGCTTTAGCTGGTGCATTAGAGCAAACATATACAACTACAGTTGCTGGTGGAGTATTTGTATTAGGTGGTTCTAACAATCCAGCAATAGAAATGTTTAGAGGTAGTAGTTATACATTTAACCAAAATGATATGACTAATGATGGACATCCATTAGTATTTAAAAATGGAAGTTCAGCTTATCAAGATGGTGTTACTTACTATCTTAATGGTGCTGTAACTTCTTATGCTAATTATATAAACACGACTACTTTTAATGCTGGTAGAAGCTCTGGTGATAGAAAAGTTGTAATAGAAGTTCAATCAACTGCACCTTCTTCTGGTCTAAGATATTATTGTTACATACATGGAAATGGGATGGGCAATACTATCACAGTTAAAGATAGTAACATTTCTTTGGTGGCAACTAATATTGCTAATGTAAACTTAACTGGCGGTTCAATTACTAATGTAAATGCCGTCGCCGGGAATGCTACTAATATTAACGCAGTTGCAAATAACTCTACTAATATTAATACAGTAGCTGGTGATGCTACTGAAATTGCTGCTGTTGCAAATAACGCAACTAATATAAATGCAGTGGCTGGAAATGCTACTAATATCAACGCTGTTGCAGGTAACTCAACAAATATTAATGCAGTAAATAGTAACTCCACAAATATCAATTCTGTAGCAGGAAACTCAACAAACATAAATGCAGTTGCAGGAGCAACTACCAATGTAAATACAGTAGCTACAAATATAAGTTCAATTAATGACTTTGCTGATAAGTATAGAATAGGTTCATCTGACCCAGGTTCATCAAATGATGAAGGTGATTTATTCTACAATACAACCTCTAATGTTTTAAAAGTTTATACTGGTTCAGCTTGGGAAGCTGGTGTTACAGCTGGAAGTGGTTTTGCAGCTTTGTCAGGTGCAACCTTTTCTGGTGACGTAACTTTTACTGGTGATAATTACAATGCAGTATGGGATAAATCAGACAATGCTTTAGAGTTTGCTGATAATGCTAAAGCTACATTTGGTACTGGTGCTGATTTAACAATTAGGCATGATAGTTCAAACAATAGTACTTACATTGAAGAAAGTGGTTCTGGTCATTTATTAATTAAAGGTGATGACGTAGTTATTCAGAACTCAGCTGGAAGTGTAAATCTTGCAAGATTTAATGATGGTGGTGCTGTTCAATTATTTCAACCCAATAGTAATACTGTAAGATTTGCAACAACAAGCACTGGTGTTGATGTAACTGGAAATATGAAAGCTGATACAATTTCAATAGACCATGCATCAAATGATTGGAATTTTGAGTTAGATGGTGCTGATTTAATCATCAAAAATGGTTCAACAACATTATTCAAATTAGACACTAGTGGAAACTTAACTG